ATTTGCCTTTGCTAGATCATCAGGATTGCCTGTTGCATCAATGAGAACCCACGGTGCTGATTTACCTGGTTTTGCAGTTCCCTGTCCGATACGAGCAAGAACCTTCTGACCGATTTTGTCCTTGAGTGCATTCTTCAATGCGATGTTGAAGAACAAGATGCCATTGTGTGTCTCATCGCCATCAAGGTCAACAAGATTGACTTCGACTGCATCGGTGACACCGTGAACTGTTTGAATCTCTCTTTTGTGTTCAACAGGTGTGATGATAAGCAGCTTTCCTGCCAAGTCTGCGACCTTGACTGAATCACCGCCGCCTTGCGTTGGTGCTGTGAACATTACTGTTCCCCCTCTTCTTTGTTGTTGTTTTCTAACTCTGTCGGTGGATTGTTTTCAACCCATTCTTTGACACCATCTGAGAGTGCCTTTGTCGGTATCAGACCGCACTTGCAAGAGTTGTATTCGCACATCATTGGGTATCTCCATGACAGGCGCGAGATAAATCTTTGCTATACGGTAAAAAATAAGGGCAATAACTGCAAAGCCGTGTTGGTTCGGCAGGTATTAAATCCCACATTTGCGGATTGCTCTCAACATCAACTGTTGAAAGAAGCGTGTATAAACTGTCAATTCGAGCAAGTGCATCCAATGCAACCTGCTCATCGTACTCGTACATTTCAAGGTGCATCTCATCAAGAGAACCTGATGTCGGTAAATATACAAGTGCGACATGGTTGACGATTGCACCTTGCTGTGCTTTTCCGTAACCATAAAGCTGAGTCTGAATCAATTGTTGCTTGGTCGCGCCTTCTTTTCTGCGCGTTTCAATTTGCTTGGATGAGGTGGTTTTCCAATCCATCACGATTCCACGATTGACATCAAATAAGTCAATCGAACCTGATAGACCTGAACGAATGGTGACTCGTTGCTCAACTTCATATCCTTCAATCTTGCCAAAGACCTCTGCCAAGTAAGCGTGAATTGCCGTTCCCACCTGGGCGCTCCAACTGCTGCTTCCACCCTCATTGATCTTTTCCCAATCAAGAAGTTTGTAAGCAAGACGGCGTGAGCATTCATGCCCGATTTCAGATGGGCCGATGGCAATTTGCTTTGAGCGTGGCGACCATTGACCTGCCTTTGTAATGATTTCGGCAAGTTCATTTGCCAACACCTTTGAAGGCTTATGTGGAGCAACGAATGTCATTTATTCATCATCCTCTTCGTCATCTTCATATGGTGTGAAAGGTGGTTCATCAAGAAGTGGTGAGATGGGCGTGATGATGCTCATTGCTCACCATTCTCGACAACTGTGAATCGGCGTGAAGTTGTTGATATCTCCAAAAGCTGAATCACCTGATCAGGCAGGATTTCTCGTGCCTTCTTGACATCAAGTCTCCTTGATTCAACAAATGACCATCGGACAACCTCGTTGCCCTGGTACATACCAACTTCAGCATCGCCCAATGCACTTTCAAGGTGCGAGCGTGCGATGTCGGCAACTTCTTGCCATTCCTTTATGCGACTCAACGCATCTTTGTATTGTTTGAGCCAAGAAGCGATGTCATCATCTAAGATGACACGCTTGTGTTCAATTTCAATGGTCACTTGTAATTCCCCCGAATCTTCTTTAGTACCAATTGAATTTTTGAAAGTGTGACCATGCCGAGCATGGAGACACATGGCGCCTGTGAATATAGGCGAGAGTTGCCACGAGTTGTGACACCTTAGACTCAGAATGTTCCATTCCAAGATTGCGATAGGTAGAGTCAAGCAGTTGGCCGATGCCTTGAGCTGAACTCGTTGGATTTTGTGCATCTTTCCAGGCTGATTCTTTGCCAATCAACGCGGAAAAACATTTGTATTGCTTAGTTGTAAGCAAATCACGAGCCACTTCCTTCGGATTTACCTGGGAAAGCGGTGGTCGCTCTGAATAAACAATGGATGCAGGAACTGCAATTTGTGGAGCTAATGCGGCATTGACAACCATTGATGTCAAACCACTTACGCTGATCATTATTGCAATCCCCCTGATAAGTCTTTTGTTTTGAGTTGTGATTGGAGTTCTCCTTTTGATTTCACCCCTGCTTTGCGAAGAACTTGCGTTGTGTACGAAAGGTCAACATTCAAAGCAATTGAGATTTCTTTTGGTGTTCTTCCTTGCAGATGAAGTCTGCGAATCGTCTCGGCTTTATTGATGCCGAACTTTTTGCGCCTTCTTTGAACATAAACTCCACGCTCCTTTGGTGTCGTTCCTGCCCAAATCCCAAATGGGATGTTTTCTGCAAGTGCGTATTCCAAGCACTCCTTTCGTTCAATACAACCGCCGCAAATACTGCGAGCGATTGGGAGACTGTTTGCCTCTTCGACTTTTCCTTCAGGAAAGAAAATGTCGGGGTTTTCGATGTCACGGCATTGTGCCTGCAACAACAAAGGTAATGTGGGGAAGAAGTCTCTAAAATTCACTCCCTAGTTCCAAGCCATTGTTCTAAATCCTGAACAACCCATGACTTTTCAATGCCGGCATTGCGGCGTTTAATTATGACATATGCAGGTGGTGTTTGTTTCAAACCACGAGCTATTGCATAGTTGTGTGCTTCTGTGATGGCTTCATCCCAAAAGGCAGGAAGTGTGATCGCCTTGCGGTTTTTCAACTCAAAGATGTATGTCTTGTTTGCAACGACACAAACAATGTCACCTTCGTCTGCACTTCCTGCCTTACTGAGTCGCTCGGCGCTGACCCCGTGTTCCCTAAGCCACTTCATTACTGAAGTTTCAAAGAGTGCGCCTTTGCGACCATTGGGATTTGCCACTTACTTCACCAACTCCAATTTCACACCTTGAGGTTGCGAGCGCATGGCGCGTGCATACTTCACGGCGGTGATAAGTTGTTCAGCCAAAGTAAGTGCCTCGCTTTCGCTCACGCTTGCGAGTTTGATAGCAAGATCAGGAACGGCTGACCTCGCCTTATCCATCATCCGTGCTGCATCGGATGACTTCAAATCTGTGATCAAGAGGCTTTCAATAGACTCCAAATGTGCCATTGGAACGGCTGCCAGGACATCCTCGACCAAATCAAGGTTGGCATCGCGCTCTTCAAGATAGATTGCCACATCCCCATTCAGGGAGTTGTGAACCGAAAAGAGAGGGTCGCGGTTGATCAATAGCCCCACCCACCCTCTGAGTGTGTAATCTGTGCGGTGAACCTGTCCTCAAGGGCTAAAAGCCCCCACGCAAGCCCTGTGACGGCGATTGCGCCCCCAATAACGACCAAAAGCATCATTCATCCCCTCTCCTTTGGAATGCGCCAATGGTGACATAGAAGTTATCCACAGGGGTACAAGACACGCTGAAAGATTGTTTGTGTCATGTATTGACATCCGTATGGATGAGAGTATTGTTCTTCTTGTAGGGGGAACGGCTCCCACAGAAAAGAGCTAGAAATGAACGCAACAACTAAGAGCAAGAAAGTCGGAGATGTCATCGTGACACTTTGTCTCACAGAAGATGAAGGTCTTTGTGTTGAAGATGGTGGCAAGTGGTTATTGATGTGCGAAACACATGGCGGAATTGTTCAAGATACAAATAAAAACCGTTTATGGGGTTGGGCATCATTTCCTCAAGAATGGTGCGAAGAATGTCGCGCAAAGGCAGGTGCATAATGGCAAAAAAGAATTGGTATTCAGTAATCATAATTGCTGAAAAAACAGTACGCATTTATGCGGAAGATGCGCAAGATGCTCAAGATAAAGCGAATGACAAATATCAACCATTATGGAGTGCAGAACAGGCATGGAGAGAGGATGGAACAATCGAATGATCACAAAGCGCGGAAAGAAAGTACGAGCAATTGCATTTGCAGTTGGCATTATTGTCATTTGGCAAGTTGCAATGAATCTGTGGTGGGTTGGCATTGATGCGCCCAATGCAGAGTTTCTTGGTTGGTGTTGGGGTTCAATGAGCGAATGTGTGGTGTTGTAATGGTCGGAAAGAAAATCAGGTCAGTTAGAGTCAGCGACCAAGTATGGGCGAAGGCGAAGGCGAAGGCACAGTCAGAAGGCAAATCAGTTTCCGAAGTAATCGTTGACTTTTTGAAGGGATATATCAAATGACAAAAGCCAAAACCGCCATTGCCTTTGCCGAAAGAGGTTGGCACATCTTGCCTGTTGCTCCTTATCAAAAGACACCATTCTTCCCCATTGCAACTCATGGGTATAAGTCAGCGACAACTGACATTGAATCCATTGAAAAATGGTTCACTCGCGCACCGATGCTCAACATTGGCATCGCTTGCGCACCTTCAAACTTAGTTGTCTTTGACATTGACTACCGAAACGGCGGAACAACTGAAGGTTTGAATTTAGATACATTCACAGTTGCAACAGGCGATGGCTTGCATCTGTATTACACCGCCCCTGCCGATGCTAAGTTCAAGGGAAAATTACGTGAAGGCGTTGACATCAAGCACAATGGATATGTTGTGGGTGCAGGGTCATTGCACGAATCAGGCAAGTTCTATGAAGTCGTCAAAGACATCCAACCTGCACCGATGATGGAGTGGATTTAGCCTAAAAAAGACAAAGAAATCCCCCTCACCATGACCGACTGATGGTGAGGGGGATTTCTTATTCGGCAAGTGCCAGAGCAATGCCTTCTTCGAGGGAGATTTCTGGTTCATATACTTCAAGCATCCCAGTCGGGTCGCCTACGCGGTATTCAACACCTATTGGCGCATCAAGATTGTTTTTGATAGGCGCAAGATAACCTGCTTGCAACATCACCATTTCTGCCAATTCAATGAATGAGGTTGGGCGACCTGTGCAGATATTCATTGTTTTAACATCATTCATCACGGCTGCAAATGTAGCTCCAACGACATCATCAATGTGAACAAAGTCGCGCACTTGGGTACCTCTGCCCCACACTTCAAATGGGTCTGCCTTGCGCTTGGCGCGTTCAATAAAAGATGGAAATGGGTAATCAAGTGCCTGATCTGAACCGTATCCACTAAATGGGCGCAACACAGTTACCTTCAGACCTTCGGCTCGTGCATATGAAGCAAGCATTTCGCCCGATAACTTCGCCCAACCATAGGTGAAATCAGGTGTGCGAATGTGTTCAAGATTGATGTCAATTTCACGCAATTTTTGTTGATAAGCAAGTCTTTGCAAGAAGATTGGGTAAGCCGCACTTGATGAGAAATAGACAATATGCTTCGGGCGAGTTCTCAGCGCCCATTGGAACATATCTGCATCGATGGCAAGGTCAGAGGCAACTGACAAAGGGTTTCCCTCAATGGTCATCCGTCCACCGACAATCGCCGCGAGATGAATCACGATGTCAAACTGTGTGGTGTCCGTGGCGAAGAAATGTCGGACTTCCTTGCCATTTACTAGGTCAATGCCTGTGATGTCGTGGCGTTGTTTTGCAAGTGCGCGATGAAATGCACGCCCAACAAAGCCGGCATCGCCTGTGATCAGAATTTTCATTATTGCCCCCACTCATACAAATATTTATCATCACCCGATAAAGTCACAGATTTCTGTTGATCAACGGTGAAGATAAACCTATCATTCTCGTCTAAAGCTGCACCAATATGACTTACCTGGTTGACAGGTTCAAGCAGATATGACTTGCGGATGGATTTACCCTCAACTTCAGTTTCATAGAACTCGTCATGAACAAAACACGAGAACTGAATCCGTGGATAAATCAGGTTTCTCAAGAAATCTTGGTCTTGGGTGTAATAATCCTTGATATCAACAGACTCAATCAAGGTTCGGATGTCTTTGAACAAGGCAGAGCGAACTGTGAACATACCTGCATTGATTGGGTAATTGTGACCAATCGGGTGATCCTTCATGATGTGAGCATCAAGACCTGACTCAAGGAACTCTTCGTGTGCTTTGAGTTCGCGCAAAGACAGTCGAGCATCGGCATCGCGGAAGGCAACAAAGTCATAATCTAGTTCACAGGCGAGAAATCGCCATAACTTGGCGGTGTGATCTTCAGGTGCATCTGTTTGAATAACTCGAACATTGGGAAACAGGCGCAGGGTTGAAATTACCCAGGAAGGCACCGATTGACCCACAAAGAAGATGAGGTCATATTCCTCATCTAAAATCTGTTGAGCAATGATGGCATTTTTGATTGCTCCGACTGAGTACCGAAGGTCTGACCCATACAAAGAAAAGGAGATTGCCTGTTTCATTTGCGAAGTTTCTTCAGTAAGACCTCGTATGCTTCAGATTCAATATAGTTTTTGTAAGCAAGAGCATCGGCAGAATAAACTTCCTGCGCGTTGACCTCACGATAGCCTTCATCCCATTCAGCTTTTCCTGCAAGCGGATGCATATGCTCAATGATGACATCTTCAAGATAGGTCAAAGCCCCTAAATCCTCGCCCAATTGCTTCCAAAAGTTGTCAAGATAAAGATGCTTCATATTCGGTGGCACCATTCCATCAAGTGCGCCAACAATATCTGATGTCATTGAGACCATTGTTGGAAGGCGCTTGCCTTGAAGTAGGTCGTTGCCGTAGGCAAGTGACGGTGCCTGTTGCAACGCCTGAATTAAGAGTGCATCCCAATCGGCGGTGCGTGGGCGGTGGTCATCGCCGATGAAGGTGAAGTATTTGTATTTGTCCTGGTATTTGCGTGCCACATAATTGAGTGGCTTTGCCATACCTCGTGAATCATTGTTGCAGGTGATTACATAATCATCGCCTACTTCAAAGACATAATCATCTGCCTTTGGGTCGTCATAGTCCACAATGAAGAGCAATCGTGAGGCAGATGACAGGTCATCGTGACAGGCTAAGAGTTCAACTGCATTTTGTGGTCGCCCACGAGTTGGAACAAGCGTGATCATTTCCATCGTGATTCAATCTCCCCTGCTATTGAGGCATATGCTGCCAAATCTACAAATGAGTCTTCGTGGTCAGGTGTCTCAATCAAACGAGCTATTTTCACAAGACATAAACACAAAGCGACCTGTGAAGGTGTTATCTCAGTTTCAAGATACACTCTCCACAGGTCGGCAATGCGCTTGTGATTTACATACGGTGATCCATAGTTTTTTTGACGATCAGTATGTGTGAGGCGTTTTGCCTCATCTAAAATTTCCCCCCGATTCATTTTTACTTGCTTCCTCTGCCAAATTCTGTTGACTTGGAATCAAGCGCCTTCAAGACAGGCCCGGCAACTGCTGCCAATCCTGCGACAAGGTAATTCTTGAGAGGTTGATTTGGGTCTGCAAGATATAGAGCTAAAACTGAGGCTATTCCTGCCCGAAGGTAGGTCATAACAATTGCTTCAAATTTTACTTTGTCAAACATCATTACTCCTTAAAAGTAGGCTTGCCGAATCCAACAATGAACACAGGCAAGGATGGTTGTAACTTACCCCGATTTTTCTTCTTATAGGCGCGAACCTTACGGCAAACTTGACCGCCATTGCGCTGATCGCCCTTTTTATCAGGTGCCGTGTTGCCCTCAATTGTCACAACAGTTCCATCATCTCGCACCTGTAGCACAATTCCCACATGAGAGATTCGGTCAACATTATCTGAGGGGAAATCAAAGAAGGCGATATCACCTGGCATGGGCGTGGCAGTTTCGGCATCTTGCCACTTGCCCTTTGCTTGGAAGGCTTCTGCCCCTGACGGGGTAAATGTGCAGTTGGGAATTGAGGTCACTTTTGCTTGTTTTGCCACCCAATTAACGAAGGCTCCGCACCACGGTTGGTTTGCCTTTTGATAGTGGGTTTGATTTTCAGCAGGGCCTTCAATGAAGCCTTCTTCGCCTCGTGCCACATCAAGAAACTTATTGAGTTGAGCTGACATTGTTCTCCCCTTGTTTTGGTTTTGATTTGAGTCCATTTGCAGAGACTATCCCTGCCAAAGTTCCTGTGAGAAAGACCGTCAATGTTGCAACTAGGTCAATGAAGGCTGCATCATTGGGTGCTTGCTTCATCGGTTGGGTGACAAATACTAATGCCCAAAGGAGCGCAAATACTGATCCTGCAAAGACGATTGCAAGGATGATTCCAATGCTGACAACAAGTCGAGCGTGTAATTCTTCAGGTGTGTATCGGTCACGGCGTTTCATCAAATATCTCCGGAAGTAGGTCAGAGGTGCAGGTTCCTGTGATGTCGCATTGCGGTTTGTTGCATTCAGGTTTTTCCCAATTTTCAAACTCTTGGCAAGGGTAGCGAACCCAACCTTGATAACTGCAACCGCTAAGAGTTAGAGCGAGAAAGAAGGATGCGATAAATCTCTTCAACCTGTCGCTCCAATCTTGAAACGGAGTCTTTGAGACTTGAGCCAGAATTGGGCTTGAGTTCATTGAGGTAATGCTTAACAAGCCAGCGAACCGCCGTTGCAAAAGCACCAATGATGGTGATGATTGCAACTGCAAGAGCAGCGTAATCCTGTGCCGTCATTTGCCAATAGCCATCACTTGCATGATCACGGTTCCTGAACTTGTAATTGCCCAGATTCCGTTTGCCTTATTTTCAACAGTCAATTTGTCACCATTGTCCATGCGGTATCCGGTTGATGTTGTCACATCGCTATTGCCTAAGAAGCAAGTGCCGCTTGAGCTGTGAAGATAGACCATCTCTGCTTCTTGCGTTGCATCAACAAGTGCTGTTGGCGATGTTGTCACGGTGACTTGGCGTGTGGAAATGCCCATTGTTACTCCTTGATCGGTGGTGGATGTTTAGCCTAGAAGAGCTGCAACTTCATCGGCGGTGAGACCGAGTTTTGTAAGTTTGCCTTCGGCGCTTGCTTTGGCTGCTGCCTTTGCCGCTGCCGCTTCTTCTGCTGCTAGGGCATCGGCTGCAGCCTGTGCTGCTGCTGCTTCCATTTCAGCAATCTCAGCATCAGTCAATTCAATGATTGACTCAACGCCTGTTTCGCAGTTGATTTCTATTCTTGTTGGTCGTGTCATTTATTGCTCCTTATGAGTTTTTGATGCCGTAGAGATAAAAAGATGAATTTGTGACCCAATTATTACTATCTGGTGTAATTGTTAAAGAAGTTATAGCACTAGTATTTGTCCAAAGCCCTGCTCCTACCAGAATTCTTGCAGTTGTTGTGTTATTCTCTTGAACTGCAAAATAAGAAGTAGGTTTATTTTGACTTAGAGTGTATGAAGGAATATAAATTTCTGCGTTACCAAAAGTATTTGTAGTTCCAGTGCTTCCGCTTGCATATCCACTAAATATATAAGGTTGGTTAGCACCCCTACTTGAAGAAGCATTACTGCCATTACCTAATAAATATGTATAAGAATACGGAGTTCCAGTTTGTCCATTTATAGTAAGATTTAATAGTGCAATGCTTGAAGCAACATCACCTCTTGCGCTAACACTCAATACTAAATCCGTATAAGTGCTAGGAATGGCAGAAAAAGTAACAAATGCAGCAGAACTAGTAAGCGTATTAGATGAAATAAGTGTGTAAGTAATTGCCATTATGCAGCCTTAATTCCATAGAGAGTGGCAGTAGTACCGACTGCAAAGTTGGTACTACCTGATAGTAGCAAATTTACCGAAGTTACTGCGGTTGTTGTTTGCATTAATCCAACAGTTGTAAAAATGTTTCCTGAACCATTCAAATCGCATGAAGTTTTTGCTAAAATACTTTTGAATACACCCGATGATAAATAGTAACTAAAAATATCAATTTCTGCAAAAAATGGCAGAGTAGAACTAAGGGTGCCACCTGTGGTAAGTAAAAAATTAACATCAAGAGGATTTGAGACAGAAGTTGCTGTGCCGCCATTTCCTAAAAGGAATGTACCAGTGTAAAGTGACGCACTATTGTTGTTCAATCGCATAAGTAAATCTGTTCCGCCAGCAGCAGGTGACCCATTTATAATTAC